GTCTAGCTAAATCATTAGCAGACTTCAATTTCAATGCTCAAATTAAAGAGTATGAATATTCAATCAAAAAAGACGGCGAACAAGTAGTACAAGAGTTTAAAGCTCCTACTATGTCTGCTGAAGACATCATTGAAACAGCAAAAAAATTCAATGAGTTTGTAACGTCTGGTGATGTTATGAAAGACTACCAAAATTTTGGTCAAAAACTTTACGAAGAAGGTTTAAAAAATGGTAAACCTTTTGCTGAAGCATACCAAAATACGGTAAAGGCTTTCTTTCCTCATTTAAATGGCCAAGCTAAGTAATATGTGGCCATATAACTATTGTGAGTGGAAAACACTTACATATGGAATAAAGAAATCCAAGTCTAAATTACGAAGACATAGAAATCTAATATTAATGTGTACTGTACCAAGTATAGTATTAATATGGATGTTATCTTTGGTTTTTTAGCCTTGGCGCCAAGTATAAGGGTGGTGAACGCTAGCGTTAGTAACCACCCTTTACTTTTTTAGTTAATTATGATATAGTGGAGATATAATGAATAGTAAAGAATTTAGTTTAAAGATTGAGACCATTGTAAAAGAAAAACGTATCTCTTATATGGACGCCATAATATGGTATTGTGAAGAAAACGAAATAGATACTGGAACAATATCAAATTTAGTATCAAAATCCCTAAAAGAAAAAATCAAAGTAGAGGCCACCAATCTAAAAATGTTAAAGTTTCCTAGATGTGGAGTTTTGCCTATATAATTTATGTATGGTGGATTTGATGTATTTAAAATATACTTGGGTGTTAAGTTACATTTTACAACAGACACCTACGATTATATCAAATATGATGGAAAGGTTAATTGTAAACTTGAAACATTTACAAAAAGAAACGATAGATATTTCTTTCACAAATTAAGTAAACAATATGGACAAAATGAAATACTTGACTTCTTCGTTGCCAACTTTGCTACAGACAGTAAAGGCTGGATTGGTAACTTGTTACAAAAAGATGGTAGAGATGTTTACTTGGATTATAAAAAAAGGAAAGACGCCTTTAGCTACCACTTTAGAAACGATTGCTTATCTATCAGTAATGACTTTGCTAAGCTTAATCTTTCTTTTGATGGTGGTTTTTTATGTCCTAGCGGACAACATCCTAGATTGTTACGCTTACTTATTCAAAAAAGAGCGGCACTCCAGACCATCATTGTGCTTGACCACTATTTGTCGTTTAGTAAAAATTGGAATAAAGAAATTACCGAGAAAGTTGTCTGGCCTAAAATCTCATCTACGCTTACCAGACTAAAACCTTTTATTCGGTTTAATGAAACAGAATGTAAAATGATAATGAAGGAGGTTTTTATCAATGGTTAAAAGAGTATTCTGTATTGGTAATGGTGAAAGTCGTAGAAGTATAGATTTAAAACAATTAAGAGAACACGGCAAGATATATGGTTGTAATGCCCTATATAGAGATTTTAAACCAGATGTATTAGTTGGTGTTGACCAAGGCATAATGCACGAAATATATCATAGTGGTTATTGTCATAACAATATATGTTATTTTAGAAATTGGTCTAAAGTGCCTGCTCAGTTATTTGATAATATGATTAAGGCTGGTGCTACAGATGAAGATTTAAGATTAGCAAGAGAAGAAGGGGCCTTTTATGAAAACAAAAGAACACCTGAAACTAGTCACTTTGTAATGCACGGCTCAAGTGTGGCTGGTGTGGCTCACGTTGTCAGAAAAGATAAATCAAAACATAAAAAATATGTACAACAGAAATCAATTAAGATTTCTTGGATCAAAGATAACGACAAATCAAATTGTATCAATGATATAATGTTAGAAAAAAAGGATCCAGGTTGGGCTGCTGGACCTATTTCAGGTTACATAGCTTGTTTAAAAGAACAACCAGATGAAGTTTACTTAATTGGCCACGATTTAAATAGTACCACAGGTAAAGTTAATAATATGTACAAAGGCACACAAAATTATGTATTAGAAACACACGCCCCTACACCTAGTGTTAATTGGGTACAACAATGGAAACAGACATTTTGGGACTTTAATGGTAAAAACAAACACAATAGAATACAATTTTTTAAGGTCAATCCAGACTTGAAAACACCAAATGATGTCAACAATCCAGTTAGAGAATGGGACGGTACAGTAAGAAACCTCCAATATATGGATATGAAACAGTTTATTAATAACTTCAATCTTAAATGAGCATTGACTTTTTAGGCAATTTGTGATATATTATAGAGATATGTTAAAACAAATGAGGTTATATGTTTGATAGTATTGTTTATAGAATATGTGATAAGATTTCTTCTATTTGTGAGTCAATCAAAAGTAGAATAAAGACGACACCAGAAAAAAGATGGCTAAAAGGCTATAATGAATGGAAAAGTCGTATAAATAAAAATGATACCGATAATACAGGTAACACAAACACAACGAATACAAAGTAATAAGGAGAAAATATGGACTTTGAAACATTAAAAAGCTCGTCAAGTAATTTTGACAAACTTACAAAAGCCCTAGAGCAAAATCTTGCTCCAGAGGATCAAACAAACAAAAACAAATACCAAGACGATAGATTTTGGAAACCAGAGTTAGATAAAACTGGTAACGGTTATGCTGTTATTAGATTTTTACCTGCTGTTGAGGGTGAAGACTTACCTTGGCAAAGAGTATGGTCACACGCATTCCAAGATAAAGGCGGTTGGTATATTGAAAACTCATTAACAACTTTAGGACAAAAAGATCCTGTGTCGGAAGAAAACACAAGATTATGGAATACAGGTGTTGATAGTGATAAAGAGATAGCAAGAAAAAGAAAAAGAAAATTATCTTACTACTCAAATATATTAGTAGTGTCAGACCCTAAACATCCTGAAAATGAAGGTAAAATATTTTTATTCAAATTCGGTAAAAAGATATTTGATAAAATAACTGAAGCGATGCAACCAGCATTTGATGATGAGAAGCCTATTAACCCATTTGATTTTTGGAAAGGTGCTAACTTTAAACTAAAAATCAGAAAAGTTGATGGCTATTGGAATTATGATAAATCTGAATTTGAGGGTGTAACACAGGTTGCCGATAGTGATGAGGGAATCAAATCTATTTGGAAATCACAACACGCTCTAAAACCTTTCCTTGACCCTAGTAATTTTAAAACCTATGATGAACTCAAAGAGAAACTGAATAGGGTAATTACGGGTGATCGAAACGCTAGTACCGTTGAAAATGCGAACCTCCCACCTCAAAACAATGGTAAAGCGAAAAGCGACACAGTTAACTCTAGTCCTGTGCCTAGTGATGATGACGATACGTTATCATATTTTAGTAAATTGGCAGAGGAAGAGTAATCTCTCTCTCAAAAACTGAATGCTTTAAGGGGTGTTAGAAATAGCACCCCTTTTTTTGTTTCCAGCGTATAAATATTGTATATGGCAAGTATCTTAGACCCTTTAGTAGATAAACAAGGTGGTGTACGAAAATCAGCAAATTGGTATAGAACTAATGTACAATCATTAGCTGATAAAGTAACTGCTAGAAAACTAATGAACCAAGGTAAATTAGTTGGCAGACCAAGTGTAGGCCGATTAAATATGTTCTTCTATGATCCAAAATTAAAGAAGACATTACCTTACTATGATACATTTCCACTTGTATTACCTTTAGAGCCAATTAGTGGTGGTTTTATGGGTATGAATTTTCATTATTTGCCACCTCTATTAAGATTTAGATTATTAGAGAGGATGCAACAGTTTGCTGATGGTGGTATGGATAAGAAAACAAAATTTCAAGCAACTTATGATGATGTTAAAAAAATACCAATGGTAAAACCAACAATTAAAAAATATCTGTACGGCCACGTGAGATCAAACTTTTTAAGAATTGATTTTGATGAGGCTGCTCTAGCAGTTTATTTACCAGTACAACAATTTAAGAAAGCTGGTACAACTAGAGTATGGGCAGACAGTAGGAGTATGTTCTAATGGCAATTTTAAGAGGCGGCATAAGAATATTTGGACAAGATGTTAGAATAGGTTTACCGAGAGATAACACTTTAACAACAGGTGGTATTTTAAAAAGAGCTGCTGAACTTCCAGGTAAAAGTATTGGTTCAGGCCAAAATACAATCGGCCGATTTATGGCAAACATATCACAAGGTGAAGGTATGGCTAGACCAGCAAGATTTCTTGTAAGGTTTAATATGCCAAATAAACTTAAATTAGATAATAACAGATATGTTGAAGCAAGTGAGGGTGCTGAAATACCTGCTACTCAACAAGGAATTAATTCTGTTGGTGGCCAAGAATTAGCTAGAAACGTAGGTATGATGTGTAATAAAATCACTTTACCAACAAGAGATGTAAATACAAAACCTCATATCACATACGGACCAAAAAGAGAAATGCCTTATGCCGTATCTTACGGTGGCGAAGTAGAATTAAATGTTTTTGGTGATAAGTTTTTAAGACAAAGAATGTTTTTTGAAACTTGGCAGAAAATGATATTTGATAGGAATACTCACAATATGAAATATTATGATGATTATACAGGTGAAGTAGATATTTTTCAATTAGGTTCATTTGACGCTGAGAATGATAGAGATAGAGTTACATATGCTGTTAGATTATATGAATGTTATCCTTCTACAATAGGTAGTTTTGATTATTCTTATGATTCTCAAAATCAGATTGTCAACTTACCTATTACATTGAATTTTAGAGATTGGAGAAATTTAGGTATAGACCAAGTACAAAACTTTAGTGTTGGTGCTTCATTTGGTACTTTACCTGAAATCAAGCCAGCTGCTGGCTTTGGAGGCATATTTGGTGGTATACTAAATAGATTGCCACCTGAACTGAAAAGAGCGGGTAGAGATGTTACTGATACGATAAGAAGAAACTTACCTATCGGTAGAGCGACTGGTGGAAAAGTATTCCCACCATTTTTATAATTAATATAATAAGGAGATATTATGGCATTACCAATATTGGAAACGCAAACATATGAATTGACTTTACCATCCGCTGATGTTAAAGTTAAATTTAGGCCATTTTTAGTTAAAGAGGAAAAGGTCTTATTACAGGCACTAGAATCACAAGAACAAAAACAAATTGTAGATGCACTAAAACAAATTGTTGAAACTTGTACATTTGGTGTCATAAAAGCAAGTGAGTTACCAACATTTGATTTAGAATACATATTTTTAAATATTAGAGCTAAGTCGGTAGGTGAAATAGCAAAGATAAAAGTTTTATGTCCAGATGACAAAGAAACTTATGTTGATGTTGATGTTGATTTAAGTAAGATTGATGTTCAAGTTGACGATAGTCACACGAATAACATTGTCATTGATGAGGCCAAAAAAATTGGTATCATTATGAAATATCCTACTATAGGATCAGTTGACCCTACAAAAGATTTTAGTAAAGAGCAAACTAATATGATATTTGATATGATAGGTAAATCAATCTATCAAATTTATGAGGGTGACAAGGTATTTAACGCTACAGATTATAGTAAACAAGAATTAGATAAATTTGTAGAAAGTTTGTCAACAAAAGCTTTTAGAGATATACAAAAGTTTTATGATACAATGCCTAAACTTACACACGAAATAGAGGTGACCAACCCTAAGACTAAAGTGGTAAGTAAGATTATGTTACAAGGACTGTCTGATTTTTTCGGATAGCCCTCTCACACGATAATTTAGAGAATTATTTTAGTGTTAATTTTGCTTTGATGCAACATCATAAATATTCTTTAACTGAGTTAGAGTATATGATACCGTGGGAGAGGGAAGTTTATGTAAGTTTACTCGCTAATTACATAAAAGAAGAAAACGAAAGAAGAAGACGAGATAGTAACAAATAGAGGGAGAGATATGGACGAACACAATACAGTATCAAAAAAAGTTAACGTAGAGTTAGAAGTTGATACATCTGTTAAAGATTTAGGACCAAACCCTTACGCTAAATTAATACATTTAGCAAGAGCGGTTGATAGTTGGAGAATATTTCCTAGAATATTCATCACAACATATATTTACTTACTATACAAAGTAGTTGTATGGTATATGAACTTAGCACAACCTAGTATGGAACAATCAGGCTTAGTTAGTATCGTAGTTGGTGCTGGCGCTGCTTGGTTTGGTTTATACACAGGCTCAAGAGCAAAATCAGACGATAAGAAATAATGGCCGAAGACAATAAAAATTACGCTTTACAAATAGTACAGTCACAACAGAATCTTGTTGGCGCTTCAGTTGCTGGTGGTTCAGCTGCTGTAGCGTCAAACAATATTGATAGCAATTCATCTGTAGGTATATTAGAACAAATTAGAGATATTACTTTAAAATCATTTAGAAAAACTGCTGAGATTGCTTCTTCATTATTACAATCATTAAATTTTGATAAACAACAAGAACGAAGACAAAGAGATGAAGCTGCTGAACTATCTAAAGAACGTGGCGTTTCAGGTGAGTCAGTAAGTCCAGGTGTAACAGCTGGTTTAGAAAAAGAAGCTAAGGGTAAATTTGATAATATGGGTTTAGCATTAGGCCTAGCAGTGAGACCTATATTTAATTTTATTAAAAAAATAGGTGTTATCTTTATGCCTAGTTTTTTAACAAAATTATTTTCACCGTTAGCAAGTGTATTTGGTAAAGGTGGTTTTTTAATGAGATTTTTAGGACCTTTAGGGCCTATTGGTTTGATTGCTGGTGGTTTAGTTTTATTATTTAAATATTCAGACGAGATTATAAAAGCTTTAACGCCTGCCATTGATAAGATTAAAAAATTATATGAAGACAATAAACCTTTGATTGAAGCTATTAAAAATGGTTTTGATTTTCTTTTTAAAAACATAATAGGTGGTGTAGGTAGAATTATTGGTGGAATAATAGATGACTTAGCACCATTGATTGGTGGTTTTTCACAGATAATACAAGGTGATATTATGGGTGGTTTAAAATCTATTGGTGAAGGATTATTAAACATAGTATTATTCATACCAAGAGCTATAGCTAGACTTTTCGAACCAGTATTAGCAGATGTAGAAAGTTGGTTTATTGAAACAGCAAATTCTATCAAAACATTTTTAGTAAATATACCAGGCAAGATAATGCAAGGTATAAAATCTATTGGTTCTGCTATAGTCAATTTTTTTACTGTAACTATACCAGACGCAATTAAGGGCGCTATCAATAGTTTAATTGAGGCATTACCATTACCAGGTTTTGTAAAAGATAAAATGAAATTAAAATCATCTAAAGCTCAAGCGGCTGAAGATAAAATTTCTGAGTTTGGTGCAAAAGAAAAATATACTGATAGATCATTGAATCCTATGGAAAGACAAGCAAGAGCTGGTTCAAGTGATAAACTAACAATGGATGAGGCATATAATGAAGCGGTCGGTGAACAATACACAGGTGTAAAAACTCAATTACAAGGCACGAGTGGTAACTATTTTGCTAATAATGTATTAACCCCTGATGAGTTAAAAGAATACGACAGTTTAAAAAATCCAAATGAACGAATAGCATTTTTAGAAAGTTTAAATAAAGAAGAACAAGAAAGAAGAAAAATTATTAAAGATTTATATAATCAAAGACGTGATATGATTTTAAATCAACCTGAACCATTTAAAGCTGCTGAACAAGAATTTATGTCACCAGATGATGAGATGAATAAATTTATGACACCTAAAAGATTACAGGCTGCTGGTTTATCTACACAAGGTGGTACAGGATCAATAACAGTTATTAATAATTCACCTACTAGTGTAATTAGTCAAAATGATGTTAAGAAAACAGATGTTATATCAGGAGTTATATCAACTAGCTCTGGTGATAATTATTTTGATAGAAACGCTGGCACTTACGCTGCTTAGTAAATACCTAATTCTTTTTCAGTAAAGATTTTAAACTCCAACCCATTATCATTACAATACACATTGGCAGCTTGCCATTTAGCCACATTTTTGATATATTCTAAACTCTCTCT